GAACGAGCCGCAGAGACGGCACGGCTCGAAATCAAGGCGCATCCACACATGCTGCGCCATGCCTGCGGCTTCAAGCTGGCCAACGACGGAGTCGATACTAGGGCCTTGCAGGCTTACCTCGGCCACAAGAGCATCCAGCATACGGTGCGCTACACGGAACTCGCGCCTACGAGGTTCAAGGGGTTTTGGCGGGACTGATAGGGTTTAACCGATTCCAGGAACAATGCGTTTCGATAGGTCCGTATTGGTAAGGGACGTTACTAGCCCCAAGGCACCCCCCAAAAAGCTAGGCAAGAGGAGGTAGGGTTGGGGCCCCCTATCGGGCGTGTGAGAGGGTTTCGCCGCTACGGCGGCAACTCGATGCGCGTCAAACTCCGCGAAGGCCCTGTAGAGGGCGACCTAGTCACGGATTGAATGTCCGATAAACGCTGCGACCGACGCCTGCCATGGGACTTCCAATAGAGTTTGGTAGTCGATCCATGGGTAGTTCAACAGGAAGATCCTGTAAAAAAGGAAAACAACAACCGTTACGATTGTGCTCACTAACGTGATTGTAAGGCCGGAACTAAGCGAAAGTGCACGGCCCGTAGCAAACGAAACGCCCCAGGCAAGAATCAAGCCCGCAAAAGCGCCAGCAACAGCATAAATTGGCGCGTTAGCGGCCGTGCTAGTCCAAAAATCGCGAAATTCCCAGATCCTTTGGATAGCTTCCGATTGCTCGTCACATTTTTCTTGGGTCTCAGGATCTAAGCTTTTGCCTGCCGGCGATGAGCAAATAGCTAGATCGTCCGAACCAACATAAAAATCGTCGTTGTTCGTACCCGAGGTTGATAATGACATTACTATTGTGGAGCTAACAAAAGAACCAGCAAGCACAAACAACACAATCGTAATTAGGCGAGCGTGAAACTTAAATAGATATGCAAAAGCAACAACTAATCCAACAGAAAACGCGATCGCTCCCACCGAATTACTCAAGACACCCCCAAAATCAATGGGGCCCTCCCCAAACGCTTCTTGTATTTCTTCCGGCATTGCCCAATCAAGAGCTGACTCAAGGAACACCGATGCTAAGCCGGAGACAGCGCCAACGCTGCCAAACAGCACCATATTCCTTTGGGTTGCCCTCTGCGCAACCGGTCCGACCGCCGCCGCGACTTCAGCCGCTATGTTCCCCTTCGGTTCGAGAATGGTTACCGACTTCATGAAACTTGGAAGGTCCTCCATTGGCGTTGGCTGCACCATTACCGGCAGCACATGACCATCCGCAGTGCGCCATTTGCGCCGAGCAAATTCCAGCTCGCTCAGGGTATAACGGCCCTTTGCTATCGAAGCCGGGCTTATGAGAAAAACCATCAGTTGCGACGTTTCGATGGCACGCTCGACCCGCAAGTCGTACTCGCCGGCGGGCGGCAGATCATCGCGATCTAGAAAGACGTTGTGACCGCGGGCTCTGATTGAAAAAGCGATCGGCTCCGCTATTGCCTTATCCTCAGCGGCGTAACACAAAAACACTTGCACGACGGCCCCCTCAAGCCTGTATCGCCCGTTCTAGCTAAGCGAGTCGCGCGCACGCTAGCCACTCGTTTAACTTTATTTAGAATTTGCAACTCTAGTGTGAAGTAGATCACAATCGCACCAACGTTTTCCGACGGTGCTCAATGCCCGGCGAGTGCTCTGGCCAGGAATAAACGCGGGCCGTCAGGAGTTAAGGTCTATCGGTAAACCCCTCATCGAGGGACATGGCTTCGCTCAAAGAGGTTAACTCGTCTAGGCTGATGTACCCTCGGGCCGCAAAAATTGAAGCAAACAAGCCCGCAAGAAGAGCGCGCCTGTTCGGCGGCACGTGGACCGCCTAAGCAGTAGTCATAGGCCGAGCTATCCCGCGGATGCTACTTCAGTGGCCGGCGTAGCTTCGACATTGGTCTTTTCGCCGTGTTTATTGGCGTCGTTCAGGAGTTCGTCGATGACGCCAGCGCGCTGCTCTTGCTTGATCCGAGCCTCCTGCGCTTTCTTCTGTTGAGCAAAAAATTGGTAATCCATTTCCCAGCACATGATGTCCTCCATTCGTGATGGGACCGCGACCCAAACAGGCGGAGCGATGACATAGGCTAACTCTCCATCGGCGCCGCACTCGCACACACTATCACGTTTGGGTCACGTTATCACGTTTGGCCATTGTCAGAAGTGCCTTACCGATGTCCACGATCTGATCTGCTGGGGAGGCTGAAAGCCGAGTTCAATATTTTTTTCGTTGCTCCTCGAGCGTCTTCGGATCCATGGATGGACCCTCGTTGACTTTAGCGAAGTCGGCGAGCGGAACCGGGAACGAAATCGATTTGCCTGACAAATTGATCGCCTGAATATTCAGCGTCTGGCCTTTTTTAAGCTTGGCGATCAATTCCGGCGTACCTTCGTAATCAGAGATGCAGCCGCTGTTGAAACACGTCAAGAACTGAGCCGAGGACGGCTGGTCGTTATCGATGATGATTCGCGTGCCATACTGCAACTGTACGGCATTCGGCGCCGTTACCCGAAAGACCTTCTTTGCGTTTCCGTCCGGCTCGATCAGCGCGGCCGCAACGACCGGAACTCCAGTATCGGTGCGTGCGTCACGGGCCGTGAAACAGACCTTTGGTGCGTTGGCATCCTGGCCGTTCTGACCAGGCGTGTTGCAGAACTTGGTCCACGGCGAGTATGCGAGCGGCCCGTCGATTTTATTCGCGTCCGGGGTGGCACCCGCTGTCTGTTCCTGTGTCGATACCCGAGCAGCTTTAGCTTCAGCGGCCTGTCGGGCTTTTTCTGAATCAGCCGCTTTCGCTTCAGCCGTCCGTCGGGCTCTGTCAGCGTCTTCAGCCCGTGCAAAGGCCGCGAGTCGGGCCTTGTCAGCGTCATCGGCTCTGGCTGCAGCTGCTTGTCGGGCTTTCTCAGCTTCAGCAGCCTTCGTTTCGGCCGCCTGTCGCGCTTTATCAGCATCCGCAGCCTTCGCTTCGGCGGCCTGTCGGGATCGGTCGGATTGTACTATTTGTTCAAGTACTCCGACACCCTCCGCCTTCATACCCAGCGACACGATAAAATATACGCTAGCTACAGCAGCCCCGAGTAAAACCAGTCCGACCGCAAGCGCAGTAAGCCAACGCCTCGTCGGCTTCCTTCCTGGTGGTTTCTCTTGGATTTTGTCCGCAGGATCCGCCTTGCTTTCAACTCCCCCCGCGCTGCGTCGGATAATACGTTCGTTCGCAACCTGCTCTCGCTGCTTTTCCTCGACGATTACCGGAGCAACTACCTGCTTAGAAATATCGCCAATGCCCAATTTCTTGATGAGCCGCTGCACGTCGGCGTCGAAGGTACGGTAATCGACGAACTCGGCGTTTCTATTCAAAAGCCCCTTGATGTCGTCCGGTAGCTGAGCCTCGTCGGGAATCTCCGCGCCATCGAGCAAGACCGGGACCACGGGGATGTCACGGGTCAGAGCGCCGCGAATTTCAACGCGCACGAAATCTTTCGGACTTTCGAGCCGTCGCTTGCCGGTCTTTGGATCAGTAGAATCTGACCAATCCGGCCCCATGAGAACAAGCAATATCTCGCACTGCTGCACCCAACCTTCCAAGACCTTAACGAAGTCGACCCCAAGGGGGATCGTGTCGATGTCCATGAAGACGTTCTCGCGCGGAATGCCGCGCAGAAAGGCTTCATAGATCATTCGAGCCTGGTACCTGCTGTCGTCCCGGCGATAGCTGATGAAAATTTTGCTCGCCATAGCTCCCCGCGCGGGTTCTGTACCGGCCACGCGCTGTGCTTGCCGCGCTCTTGGTCCATCGACCTCTGCTAGATTAGCTTAGATCGGGGCCAAACTGAAGTCATTGCGCGCGAATAGAGCCTTGAACACACTAGTCTCAACTATCCAATGTGGTGGTTCAGTTAACGCCCCACCGAGAGGTAGTCTCGTCCCCGAGTACGTGATTCGCGTGGATGCCGGTGGAGACACTGCGGTCTTCACTCTCACCGAAAAAGGACGGCAGCTATCATGGAATGGTTCAGCCAGAAAACATACGACGGGAGCTATATCCAAAGCATCTGGAGTCTTCCGGGCTGGGGTTGAGCATAGAGAACGATGCTTTCTGGCGGCCAATCACGTCGGAAAGACCGAAGGCGTGGGCGGATATGAACTGACGTGCCACCTTACGGGTGAATATCCAGACTGGTGGCGGGGCAGGACATTTGATCATCCAATTGAGGCTTGGGCTGCTGGTGACACGTCGCAAACTGTACGGGACATCATTCAAGCCAAATTGCTTGGGCGGGTTGGCTCCTTCGGGACCGGCTTGATTCGGAAAGCCCTGATTGCACGAACAACGTCACGCCAGGGCATTTCTGATGCAGTGCAAGATGTTTACGTCACACATAAAAGCGGTGGCACAAGCTGGTTGACTCTCAAATCCTACGATCAGAAGCGATTGAGCTTTCAGGGTACTGGCAAGCACGTGATCTGGCTCGATGAAGAGCCGGACTTGGGCGTTTATTGGAATGCCTACTCGGACCATGACCACGAATGGACTGGTGATGTGCACATTTACGCCGATGCTCGGTCTATCTGAGGTCGTTATGAACTATCTACCAGAGGGTCGGATGCCATCATGAGCAAATTTGTCGTTATGGCAGGCTGGGATGACGTTCCGCATCTCGACGAGCAAACCAAGGAAGACCTTTATGCATCGATCCCTCCCTATCAACGCGATGCACGGTCCAAAGGAATTCCGCAGCTCCGCTCTGGTGCGATCTATCCGGTTCCTGAATCCGAGATTGTCTGCAAACCATTCGAATTGCTGGGATAATGGCCGCGCTGTTACGCACTCGACGTGGGCTGGAACCGCACGGCGGCGGTCTGGGGTGCGTGGAATCTCGACGAGGACAAAGGTCTTTCTCTATGCCGAGCATTATCGCTCGCAAGCTGAACCGGCGATCCATGCCGCCTCTATCCGTGGGCGCGGAGCCTGGATACCTGGAGTTATCGATCCTGCTGCCAGGGGGCGCAGCCAGGTCGATGGGACTCGGCTGATTGAACAATACAGCGACCTCGGGCTGCTGCTGGCACCCGCCGAGAACGCGGTCGAGGCTGGACTGTCCGCGGTCTGGGAACGGCTGAGCGACGGGCGGTTGTTTGTGTTTAACTCACTGCAGAACTGGCTTTCGGAGTTTCGGATTTATCGACGGGATGAAAGGGGCAAGATCGTCAAGCAGAGTGATCATCTGATGGACGCAACCCGCTATCTCATCTTGAGCGGCTTGCAGGTTGCCTGCCGTGAGCCGCGCGAGGAAGAGAGTGATAACCATCAATGGATTGATTCAACGCGAAACGAATATACCGGGTATTAAAGGGGCGAGCATTTGAGCAGAGTACAAGGAACAACCAGTTCATGACGCACATATACAAGTCATTTACTTTCATCGATGACCCGGAGGGCGCGACTAAGTGCCAGAAGGAGAACCCCGATGCGCTGATACTTCAGATCCGCATAATTGATCCAGCCATTTGTGAGCATCGGCCGTGCAAAAACCCAGCGTGTACTTGTCCCCAAAATTATCGCCTACCGGTAGGAGAGCAAAAAAATCGGGATACGATGCCCTATCGCTGGATGTACACCAGGTGGGAGAACCCGGCCTAGCAGTGAGTTAAAAATACTGCCCAACACTGCAGCTCCTAAAGGCTTCCATCTCCGGTCGGGCCAGAGTTTGGAGCCTCAAAATGAGCCAAGCGGGTTTGGCTAATCCCAGGAGATCGCTTCTTGCTTACGGGACGGAACCTTGCCGTCGAGTTGATCGACCGCCAGGATCGCCATCGCTGCCATTCCGCACATCATCAGCCCGAATATCATCCAGATCATCGTGACCCCCGACTCAATGTTCGCGTTCATTGCGAGCAAGGACGGCGACTTTGCGCTCGGTTATGAAGTTCTCGGAAATTCAGTCTGACTGTTGCCGATTAGACACGGCCAGCGCCCCGGCCCCGCCAGTTCTTCCAGCACGATCTCACGGTTGCCGTGAGCTTGGATGTGCTGATCGAGCCAGCCGCGAACCAACAGACGATCTCGCGCCACAGTCTTTCGACCTGGACCCGGAAGTCCGCGCCCATGAACCCGAGTTCATCGATCCAGCGCGCTAAACGACCGTAGGTGCCCGCTGAATGCCCAGGAAACCGACGACGTACAGCGTTCTCTAGTTCGAGTTCGAGGACCAGTTTCACCCATTCAGACCAAAGGTCGCTCAGTATCTCCTCTTGTTTGCGCGGGTCGCACAGCGAGCCCATGCTCACATTTTTTAACGTCGCAATTCCCTCTTTGCTCATCCGCCCCCCCTTCGGCGCATGGTGACAGAAGACACGCTCGCCAAAGCTGGCGATCCGCGCGTGGCGACTCGGTTACAAGGAATACGAATAGTCTGACAAAATCGGGTTTCTGCCTCTAGTGCAGAACAGCCACACTGTTGAGCAAAGTGCGCCCTAGCCCGCGCAATTCACAAGAACCTACGGCGCGGCTACTGGTGATGTAGACCTTGGCGCAACCAACTGCGTGTAGCTGGACATCCTGGGCCGCCAAGATTGGCCATTGGTCGAGACTCTTGCGTCGCTGCAGATGGTCGTAGGCGATCAATCGTCTGGTATAAAACGCGCATCTACTGCAAGCCTCGCGATGAAGTCGCGTCGCCTCACTCGATCACCTCATCGGCGCGGGCGAGTAGCGAGGGCGGCACTTCAAGGCCAAGTGCTTTTGCGGTCTTGATGTTAATGACTAGCTCAAATTTAGTCGGCCGTTCGAAGCGCGGAAACTATGCTGCGTTTGCGTCTACGGCAGGATTGTTTGCTCGGACAGCGCGCAGTGCGTCCGCCGCCTCGATAAAGACCGCGATGGCTCGATCTAGCGCAGGGGCGCGGGTCGCGAGCACCTTGTCCGCGACACGGTAGACGCTACCGTCCTGGCATATGTGTCCGTGCTTGATGAGATAATTCAGCTTGCTCATGACCGTCG